CATCTCTCCACTGTGTCGCGCAGAAGAGGTGGGCATTATTGGTTGTCGGCGGATAGCTTTGGGAATAATGGATGTAACAGCATAAATTGATGCATGGAATATCTTCCAAAAAACTGTTTCTCCATCATAGCATTTAGATCAGGATCACATTGAATCTTAATGCTCCTGGCAACTTTCGTTTGAAATGCTCGTGTGACACTATATAAAAACCCGATTTCTAATAATACATTAGTATAATGTGAATCGATCCGATCCTGGACTTTTACTACTCTGAGATGATTCTCATAATCAAGCGAGAATAACGGTATTAACTGATCATACAATGAGAATGATAGTGCGTTCTGTCTAAATGTGAATGCTCTTGTAGCGCTGTCAAATTGTGCAGCAATTGAAGCAGCGATGGCCGCTTCAGCACCCATAGCTAATAACGCTTGCGTTATTCTTTCGGTAGACCTAATAACATTAGGATGACATAAGTACGCGAATATCTGTTCAGGTCTCAGATCCCTCCTAAAGTATTTGTCCCGTTGCAATGCAGATAGAAGGGTATTAGGGTTTATATCATAAACAGACTTAAAGGATCCAACACCATATGCTAATATCATAGACATTAGCTCTGGATCCAGTGCGCCTAATGGAGATATGGTATGGTTATGCCAATTATTAAGCACACTCCCTTCTTTTATCTTGATAAATCTAAGATAGTTAAACTTAGCGAATATGACGTTAGGTATATCCTTTAGTGAAATGGCTCGTTTATATAATATTCCACCCGACTGAGTCTGTTCAAGTTTTTCGATATATTGAACATTTGGTGAGTTGTATACCATGTTTTCAATTGTAGCTTCTGGCATGGCACCATAATATAAATTGTTTAGTGGTGGAGCTCCTAATCTAGTTAAACGTGATAATGCTTTCTTTGCACTCTGAAGTCTATCAGGAAGCATATTTTCACGTAAAGCTCTTAACCCATCGGGTACCCACTTTTCTTCTTTATTTTTATCCTTACTATCTTTAACAATATGATAAACATCACCTTTGAATATGGCCCGTACCATTTTCTTCCTAGTATCAGATTTCTTGTAATCGTTAATAGCTACGAAGGTATTAATTAAGTCCATATAATCAGGGTCATTAATTGCATGATACGCTATCAGCGCATCCTTATTTGCACCCATCATTGTATATGGTAACTGTCCTCCACCTCCCAGTTCAATAGGTGTGAAAATTGATACATATGGTAGATAAAAGTATCCGTGACCTGATATATTGAAACTGCGTGTCATCTTGACCCCTCTCCTGAAGTTACAAATATATAGTAGTAGTCTGAACATAATGTCATGGCAACCTCCTCGAGCAACATATGCGGCATATAATGAACCAATAGAAATAAATAAATCAGTTGGATACATTACAGCTGGCTGTCTCTCAGCACTTATTGGTTGCATGTGTAATAATGGCAACATATATCCAAATCTTGCTTCCTTCTTGAGATACTCGGCACCCGTGTTCATCCATGACGACTTCTGAGCACTCATAATTAAACCATTCGATTCTGCAGCTTTCACCTTCGTTTCGATGTAATGCTTGTGCGTCTCAAGGTTATATTCTTTGTGATCCACAATTTGAATATATTTTATAGCATCATCACCCTGATAAGCATTAGATAATACTTTAAAATTTTTATCTAAGCCTTCTTCTTTTAGTTTCTCTTCAGTATACAGACTGTTTGCACGATTGGTTTCATTATTAAACATCAAGGTTAGTAGCTCACCAGACATTAACATATCTAGAATAAGCGTTTGAGTAAATTCTTTGTCAGCTCCGAACTTTACTTCAAAGTATGCATCATAAGTTGAACCTTTTCCCCAAATCACATTGAGTAACTCAGCTAAATTTTTCCAAGGTCCAAATTGCTCATTCTTACCCCTTGAGTTTAGACCATCAATGATTGCCTTCCTTGCCCATCTACGTACATTAGCTTCCTTTTGTGTAACGTCAAACGTTCCAAAGTCATCAGCTAAAGATAATACATCAGGATTTGATGATGCAGCAAATGATGGTGCATGATCCTGAAATATATTACCCGTCTCTTTTCCTACTGTATATTCATGAGCGTGTGGACCGTACATTTGATAGTCATTTACCATTCGCAGATACGGTATCTCATGTAAATATGAAGATAACTTTCGCATTATAATCATACGAGCAGGCTTCCCAGCCACAACAAACCTGACTCCCACCTGTCCAGGTAGATCTATTGAATACGCATTTTCTACGGATTCACGTAATAACGGTTTAACCGCATCATGCATGAATAATTCTGTTTTTGATGTTCCACGCTGCACTATTCGCCTTTCATCGATGTAATACACTAGAGTAATCTTCTCCCCACCCGCAGAACGTGATGTTAAGTAGTTGGGTATTAATCTAACGAATTCATTATAATCAATCACTCCAGTCTTGACCTCATCACAAGCCCAACACACTAATCTATACCAGGATTGATATAATGTATCCTTGAATCCTGGCTCTTTAGGTGCTTCAACACCCGAATCAACTTGCTTCGGTGCAGATGTTGGTATGAATGATCTTGTGTATCCAGTGGATGCTATTAGTGCATTTAATCCGACTACCTTTCTCAAATTATATCCTGATATCTCTGCATCAAATAGGCTCTTATAGCTTGAAGCTAATTGATTCAGGCCTGCCTCCCTCATCTTGTCAGCTTCATCTTTAAGTGTATCGTTAATGTATGCAAAGAAAACCAAATCATTAAGAGTTGGTGGTACATTTGAATCAGTGTAATCCAGAAGTGAATCGTTCGGTGAGAAGGAAAACGCGTCCCAGCGTGGATACAATCCTTTTGTTGTTTTACAGAATACTGCTCTTTTATGCTGTGCAATCATGGATTTTAGTTTATTTGTGTTCGTATGTGGATCAGTAAACAAATATTTTGCTATCTCAATATACACTTCTTTTCCAAGATGATCAGAAAAGAAAGCGAATTGTAAGGCAAGATTTAAGAGCGTTAGACATCTAGTCGCTACCATCAAATCATCACCCAGAATAGACACTCCTACTTTAGTAACTTCAACGAATTGAGAATAACCTTCGGTTTCTAAGTAATGTTTTAACATTCTGAGTGGTATATTATCTTGAGCCTTGGATCCCAAAGCTCCGACCACGGCCGCTAGCGTCTGAGGAAATGCAGTAAAATTATTAATTTCAGTCTCATTTGCAGCTCGCTTTCTCCAGAATGTTTGATTTTTAGCTTTAGATAATCGGATAGGCTGAAGAAATTCGATGCCCTGATCAGGCTCATCGAAATATTTTATTTCAAATGGATATGATTCGATATCCTCTAAAGCTACTTTCGCTCTTTCGAAATTATTGCTTGCTGATCCAGCAGCTCGAGTTAACGCATCCAATTTTGAATTTGTTCTATTCTTCAGAGCTTCAACTCTTTTCTCAGTTTGTGATTTCATTTCACCTTTGATAGTATCACTATCTATTATTTTGGTACTAACATCGTTTTCCCTATGCTTAACGTCAATCTTAGACTTGTCATTATCATCACCGCTTGACGTGTCAACATATTCGACAAAGATACCACGTTCAACTCCTAAGTGGTGCACCCGACGACCGGGGGACACTGTTCGAATATAACCGATTAGTGCATCATCCATTAGTGAACAAATCTCACGAACGGAAGCCTGACTCCTCAGAACACTTTCGATCTTCTTCGACAAATCAAGCCAAAACATGATTGGTAATTAATTGTCG